TTCTCATCATTCAGGACTTCCGCATGGAATACTTCTGGCTTACCCATTGCCAGATCGTTTTCATATTCCCGAAGAAGTTGTGCAATAGGTTGAAGCTCTTCCCACAGGGATGTGCCGTCAGCAAGGATGCCGCCAGCAATAAATTTTGTCCAGGTGGGATTACGCTTGAGTTTACGAAGAAGGGAGTGCTTGGTGGGATACATGTTTGCAATGAAAACAAAAAGACACCCTTCCGGGCTCTTTGCTTTCATCGCAGTACCTACCATCCACGTTTCAAGCTTCTCCGAAACGACATCACTATCTGCATCCTCACGAGTTTGGATGTCATCAAAGATCATGATGTCCGGGCGGACGTTTTCCAGTGTGATGCCACGAATATCGGATTCCGCACCAGCTCCCATAAGGATGATATTACGCCCGCGGAATCCGAATTTCTTGAGATCTTGCCTATCTGTCTCAGTTCCTAGCTTCCAATCACCGAATACCTTCTTGATATTGCTTTCATTCAGCATTCCTACGATATCTGCGATGATGTTATTAGCCTTAGTTTGCGTACCGCAGACGATAAGAATAAACTGCTTGCGAGTAAAGAGGATTACATACAGAATGAAGATTTTAATGAGCATGGTTTTTCCGAACCCGCGCGGAAGTCCGATAGCGAGTTGGGAAAAATCACGAGTTTTATGGACATAGGAAAGCATCCAAGCCCAGATTGCTTGGAAAACTGGAGGGAAGAAGTATTTGAATACGGCAGGAAGGGCGAGAGCAGCAAGAAAGTCTAGAGATTCTCTTGCATTATCAATAACTTCCTGCGTATTGAATGCATTTTCCTGAAATTGCGGCTCATCAATCGCATTTGCAGGGGGTGTGGAGGGAGGAATGTCGGAAAATCCGAGGGAAGCTGCGGTGAATTTCATCGCGGAATGGGCTTTTGCGCCAGCATGGATTGAATAATGCGGAGCTGCACAAGAGCAGCCTGCTTATTTTGCTCCAGAAGGCGAGCTTTTTGCTCAACCTGCTGCATTTGCATGCGCTGCTGAGGAGTCATGGGGGCGTTCATGGGTTAGCGCTGCCTTTCGTGATGCAAGAAGTGCGGGGAGTGATGCAGATTGTACAGTGACAAGATCCTGTTGTCCAGCCTGAATGACCTGATTGTGAGCATTTACAGTGTAACGATTAATGATTTGCGTAGGCATGACAAGTTGCACAACAGTTTGCTGATTTGTGATGCTCTCAGGTGCGCTGGAGCCGCGCCGTTTGGCTGCATTGATTACCTGAATTGCCTTCAGAACTTCCATCGGACGCACCATGAAGGGAAGGAGATCCTGCAGCTTTTGCAGAAGGGTGTCCTCCATCTTATCATATGCATTATCCCGTTCGTTGTGCTTAGATAGATTCTTGTATCGAAGATCAGCAACTTGCGCGGAGAACTCTGGGGTGGAAAGGAGTTGCGAAATGCGGGAAACTGTGACGCCAACGGCAGATGCAACAACTTCCGGACCAAGGCCCTGGCCAAGAAGTGCAAGTGCGCGCTCTTCAGTGGAGGTAGGGGATGCGAATGTCATTTCTTGTTCTCCGGAAGATCCTTACGACGAGTTCTTGGTTTGTCGCCATCGGATGTCTTTTTTACGCTATAATCATTAAACATAGCATCAATAGCACTGATTATAGCGCCAAGAGTTCCTTGCGGAGGTTCCTTAAGTGTAGGCACATTTGCGTTACGACGCGCAGCAATGAATGCCTCAACTCCTGGAACTTCTTCAATGATTTTTTCTAGTGTCATCAATCGCTGTGCAGTTTCACTTCCCGCAGGGATTAGTTTACGTTCCTTCATGTGAAGAAGTGCATCTGCATTTGCAATAAACTCTTCTTCATTAAAGAATTCTGGGGACATAGATGCTAGACGCCTGCCAAATTGTGGTGCACCAAAATCATCTAGTGTACTTATTTCATTTACCCGAGCTCGTTGCTCATTTGTAAGCTTTGAGTAACTATCACCTTGATTGAAAAAACCTGCGCGTGTACGAGCATGAGAGATTTCGTGTAGAATAGTCTCTACGCCGCGAAGCACTTCTTCAGTGGTAAAGTTTACTTCTTCAGATGACTTGAGTCCCTGCTTAACGCCCTTTTCTGAAGGGACGAAAGAACGTACTGCAGGATAAACTCTTCCTGTATTTTTCAGTCGAATACCTTGATCTCCAAAAACTGGACTATAGGAATACTCTCCCCAAGCAGCAGGATTAGTTGGCGGTTTTGCAAGAATTTTTGCATGAGTTTTTGCAACTACGTCCGGAAAGTTAGCCTTTACAACTTCAAGAGCTAGTTGCATAACTGCCTCTCCCTGGCCAGTCACCTTTCCAGTTTCCCCGTAGATGGAAAACCGAGACTCGGCAATTCGCTTATCAAACTCGGTTGTGTCGAGAGGCATAGCATTTCCAGAAAGAGAGGAAGGGATAAAGGAGAATGATGCAATGATACAAAAGGAGGGAGGAGGGGAGGAGGTAGGGATTGTAACTTGCGCAGGTAGCTAGCGAGGGGAGAATGGATTGCAAGGGAGGGGCAAGTTTGAAAATCTTTAGGAAATTGTGGGGAGCTATTTAGGATAAGGACCCCGCCAAGCCCCAAAAAAGTCCAGACCCCCCCCCTCTGCTGCGCAGAATGCGAATGGTTCTCGTTTGCGCTTCGATTCGCGCTAGGGCTGGTGCGCGTACAGGATGCAGGATAGTGCATGGTTGCTTTACAATGTAAAGATGCGGATGGTAGGGAACTCGGGCAGGGTTGTGGTACACTAACACTCAGATGATCGATAGTTAGCACTCAGGATGTTTTGGGAGTCTGAATGTCACTGGCCCCGATGCCATGCTGCTAGGGGGGAGAATGGGCAGACAAGCTAACCGATCATCCCCTTCCCACACAGTTACAATGTAAAGATGCAAACGGCAGGGAACTATCGGAGCCCGTAGCACTCAAACACTGGCAAGCGCAACAACCCCGCAACCCCCGCAACAATTGGAGCATTCATCATGGCAACACTTTCCCGCAAGATTCAATCCGCCATCAAAGCCTATCGCATGTGGGCAGTAATGGCGGCTGGGGATAGCATGCGTATGAGGCATGAATTGCGCACGCAGGATGCCTTGGAACTGCACAATCATCACGTATGGGCAAAGCATAATGACAACCGCAGAATTTGCCTCAATGCTCAGGCAGAATATGCAAAAAAATTGGGATTAGATCACTGATTGCCCTATATGCCCATCGCACAATGGTGGGCATATGGATGCAATCCGCATCACTGGTTTCCCCATCATCCCATCCCCGGAGATACTATCATGTCAAATGTTTCCAATCGTCACACCGTCACCGCATTCGTTGCTGGTGTTTCGCAACCTTTGAGCGATCAACGGCTAGCACGGGTCATCTGCAAGCAAACTGCCAAGATGACGAAAGATGGCATCAAAGCACTGCCCAGTGTCTGTGCCAGCATTCCCATGCTTCCCTCTGCTGAAATTGCTGCGGCCATTCCTCGGATGATGGATCACATCCGCACAATGCTGGAAGATGCACAAGATGGCATCATTCGTGCGCGCTATGAAGCATCTCATGGTGAACTGACTGCAATCACGGATGAAGATATCAGCGTGGATCAGTGCATTGCATTCATGGATGCGAAAGCTGCGGGCAATCGCATCAGTGCGGAAAGTGTCACTGCATGGTTTAAGGCCACGGCCAATGATTATGTGGTGGCATTCATCGCAGACAAGCTGCGCTTCACAGAACTCACTCCGGATGCAATCGCAACCTGCCAGCAGCATGCGAATGCATACCGTGATCTTCTCTGCACTCTGGCCGGTGGAAAAACAATCCTGCCTGCAAATCAATTGCGCACACTGCGCATGGTGCTTTCTACCATCGGTGATGATGACACAATGGCGCAGCGCTTGCTGGAGCGCATCACTGCGATGGAAACTCCCGCACCGAAAAAGGTTGCACAGTTTCTGGATCTTTCTGCACTCGCAGATTGATTGCACCTGCCCCCCCCCTACGGGGGCATTTTCGCTCCCCTGCAATGGGGGCATTCTCGTTAGTTCTGTGTACGCGCAATTATTGCAATCACAGAACTAACGAAAATGATGAATATTGACTGTAGGACTGTTGGACTGTAGGGGGGTACCCCTGCCCCTTGCCCCCACTTCCCCTAATCTAGTGACACTCCCACTAGCACACACACTCACTAGATACCATGGCACTCAAATATACCGGGGCATTCAAATATTGACTGTAGGACTGCCAGACTGTAGANNACCCATAATCTACCCACCCCCACGCTAGATTGCACACCCCTCTAGTGCTTATATGTGTGCCCCCTATAAAAAATAATAATTAGATTTATAAAAATTTATTTCAATAAAATTTTTATACCCCCATTATCGAGGCTAAGCTCTCGGCAGGGTTTTTTAGATTCCCTCCCCCTGCATGCCATTCCCCCATGCATATTCACCATATGGCACACTAGATTCTCTGGCATGGTAGATTCAGGGGAACCCACCCCACTACCCCAGGGCACCCCCTTACAGTCTAGCGGTCCTACAGTCATTTCCCCTTGTTTCTCGCTAGTTTTCTTTTCTTTATTAGATTCATCCATCTCACCCCCACCACCTGCAAAGGAATCATCATGCATCCTGACATTGAACAATTCAAGCAACAACCTGCCAGCATGAATGGAGTTACTGTAGTTGTATGCTCTCATGCATATCATGGCACGCATACCTATTATTTCCCGCTGAATGATTTTCAGGCCAACATCAAAACCTGGCTTGTTCCTGCATGGGTCAATAACTTTACTGTGATGATCTATCCAGCATCATCCTAAACAATCACAGGGGGGGGGGCTTGACNNCACAGGGGGGGGGCTTGACATGCTCCCCTATGTGTGCTACCTTGGTTCAAGTGTCCCATCATTCTTTCCTAACGTTACAGGAAATAACTATGACTCATTCCAAAGCAGAATACAAACGATATTCCATTGTTGGTCCTGGCGGGCATCGTTGCTCATGCTGCTATCCTGCCCCTGGCAAAGCACGGAACTTCATGGAAAGGAAATGGAAACGCAAAGAGCGGCAACAATTTAAGCGCATTCTTCCTGTTCTGTTGAGTGATTATTCTTTTGAATAATTCACACAAAGATTCCCGTACTCACAAACGGGAGTCCCCACATATCTATGCATATCAATCCTGAATGTGCATAGATAACTGGAGATTCTATATCATGATCCACCCGTCTCGTTCCCAATTCCCCACTACTGCAATGATGCAAGCACGCATTCTCGCAGAAGATGCACTTTCCCGTGAACACATTGCAGCACACACTCCGGTATCATCCAATGTAATTCCCCATGGAATTCCTGGTAGTGGTACCTGCAAATGGCAATGCGTCTGGGAAATGGCTGATGGCTCTATTCAGCGCTTTCCTGCATCCGTTAGGGAGTAATGCCATTATCATCATCACAACATAGTCATGAAAACTAAACCATCCCGCATCTCGTGTGCAGGATGGTTTTGGCTTTGTTATGCCATAACCATCCTTGCAATCATTTCCACCGTCATCATCTGGTAATATCATCATGCCCACACTTTACATAATCCGTGGCCTTCCTGGAAGTGGCAAAAGCACACTTGCTAAAGCTATGGCAATTGCATGCACTTGCAATTTCTTTGAAGCTGATATGTATTTCACAAATACCATTACAGGGGAATATATGTTCTCTATGATGGATTTGCCGAAAGCACATGAGTGGTGCAAGAATGAAGTATTCATGAAGATTCAAGCAGGAAAAGATGTTATCGTTTCCAATACATTCACAACGAAGCAAGAAATGATGCCCTACATTGAATTTGCTAGGCGTTATAGTTATCGCGTTCAATTCATTGAATGCAAGGGACAATGGAAAAATATTCACAATGTTCCTGAGCATACCATTGAACGCATGAGAGCTCGTTGGGAATCTATCTAATTCTCATTATCATAGGAGAAATCATGTCCACAACTGCCCAAAATCTTCCTGAATTCATCATTAATCCAGTCACTCTAGGGGAAATTGCACAGAACTTCCGTACTTATGCGGAACAGGTTGCATTCTATACTGATCTAGATGAATCTGAATGGAAATATCCATATAATGTACTTGCCCCAGCTAGGAATCCTCAGTATGATGAACTTGCGGGGAAAACCAGGTGTCACACAATCGCAGGTAAAAACTTTACCGATAAGTTAATTGAACTATTCTACGAAAATGCACTATATGCACTAAAAACTCCTGAGGATATCATCCTATTCTCCTTGTTTGCAGCACATTATATAGACGATCTTGCAACGGAACAATCATGACACATCATCTTCCATCAGATCATCCAGCCATCAAATCCGGGGAATTCTCTCTTGCACTTGCATGGTATAATTCCCTATCCTTTCAACAACAGGAGTTCCTATCAACCTATTACGGCGTGCCTGTGGCTGCATCAGAATATGCAATCTTGATTGCATTCCGTGATCGTGATACTACGCATAATCATTGCAATTGGCCTGCATCTGTGTTTCGTTCCATCTAGGGTGCCCACATGAATAATCCAAACAATCAGAAATTCCGCCCATACTTCACACCATCCGAACTAGCCGAGGTAATCAGATGCCTTAAAGCCGCACCTACAACATCCATGCCTCTTCTTCGTTATCTTGAATCCTTCTCCCTCAAGATAACGCATGGCATTCTCTCTCCGCAAGTAACACTGCAACCATCCACCGAGGAAAAGCTAGGATTCGCTCAGCAAGCAATCCAACAATCAGCACAAGAATTGTGGCAGGAATGGCTTATCTCCCCAGATAAGATGACACCACCACAAATGGCACGTATTCAGCAGTATCGCTGGGAAAATGATATGATGGATCCAACGGAAGTCGCTGCATATGAAGAATCCATCCTTGCATCTTCCTCATCCTCTTCCATAAAGAAAGGAACCTAAGCGAAGCGGCATTATATCCTATCACTCTTTCTCCACAGATCCATCCCATCCCACGCAGATACAGGAAGTAATCATGCCGACCATCAAGCACACCATTCTAGATACTGAAATCATCAGCACAGATTGGTCTAACTTCTGTATATCCACCACACAGGATAGATACTTTCCTCTCCATATGACAAGAAACATTCAGGAACAAATCAATAATCATCCTGCAGCCCCACTAATCAGCATTCATTTCATGTTCTCCTTCTTTTATAAGAAGAATAAAACAACATATCCTGACGCTCCTGCCCTGCACCAAAAGGTAAACGCAATGGTTGATCTATATTCCTTTCTAAACCATTTGCTACAATACACGCCATCAGATATTTATGGCTCATCTCACCTTGTAATGGAGGAATCCACTAGTATCAATTAATTCATACTATCCCATCAGTATAGATCCAACCCACAGATACATACCCAACAGGAACTAATCATCATGAAGATCCTATGCTATTTCTCATCAGTTGAATTCAACTGCGATCATATTCCTGGGACATTCTATTCCAGAGAACTTGCACATCCAATCTTTTCCCTTCCCCAGAAACGCTTGCTTGCAATGACAGGTAAATGGGCAGAAGGTGGCCTTACTCCCACAGATTCTTATCTCCTCTTTCTTGCACTTCTCAATTCCACTGAATTGATCGAATGGCGCATTCCTGCAATGCGCTCTCCAGATACAGATTCCATTGTTGCAAATAACATGGAATCACTTCTACGCACTGTCATTCGCCTGCATACAGTTCCGAATTACGACACTGTATTTCCACACTACGCAATTTCGCAGGACACTCGTTATCTTGCAAATGTGCGTTACTGGATTCAGAACTGGCAAGATCGTTACGATGAATTCAAGAGTGGCTATAAGAGCGCACACGAAAGCGCAATCATTCTTCGCCGTGAGAACGCGCTTGCAAGAATGATTAAGAGCCCCCATAAGAAGCCATCTGATTATGCACATTCTCTGGCAGAATGGGCTGCAATGGCGGGTGCATTTCCATCCTTCATCATCACTTCCCCATTCGGATCTTCCCTCAATGCAAAGATCACTTGTGCAGAGTTCTGGAAGGAAATCATCATTCGCTGCACAAAGGATGATTACATCTTCAGCATTCCTGACAATGATTTGCAGGAACTAATCACACATTGTGAAGAACACATTGATCCAGGAAGTATCTTCTCACATGCGCTCTTCACAATTCTTCGCAAAGCTGCATCTCGGAAGAAAACATTCCTAGATCTTGGTGACCCAGATATTCATTCCACCTACCGTATCCTGTCCACGCAACAAACTGCCGAAGCTGCAAATCTCATGGCACTGATTGATAGTGCCCCTGCAACTAAGCCATTGCGTGAACAGTATCCATCACAGTTTGCATTCATTCGTGCAATGATGCGATGGAACATGGCACAACGATATGGCACGTCATCCTCACCAGCCCCTGATAGTGATGATTCCCCCGTCTAATCACTCCCTACAATCATATCATCATGGCTCAGGTAACTAGGCACAGCACAATCTACGATCACATCACACAATCATGGAAGATTCCGTCCAACCTGCACTATCGACTATCCAATCACTATCTCCTTCATTGGGATCCAACATATCTATTCAATGAGTGGGGCGAAAAAGCACCAATCATTCGTGAAGGCATCACATATCTTCGCATTTATCACAACTGCACATCAGGAGAACTACGAGCATGTAAGGTAGTTCTCCTATCATTCCGTAAACTTCCTGATATGCCATACGGATATGTTCTCCTAACACCTGCACGATCGCTTGCAATGCTATCTCGTGCAGTAGTTCACGATAGGAAAGCACCATGAACATCTTCTACCTACATGATTCCCCAATAATTTGTGCTTCTTACCACGCGGACCAACATATCCATAAAATGATCCTGGAATCTGCACAGATGCTATCAACTGCAGCTCATTCTCTTCCCTACATTCCATCACACCTTCTATACAAACCATCCTATCAAAAGCATCCTTGCACGCTCTGGACTGCAGCATCCCCTGCAAACATGCTATGGCTATGTGAACTCGCATTTGCATTGCAATCTGAGCGAGAATCCGTAGCAAATTGCGGTGAACATTCCTCCATTCCAGTCATTCGCACAATTCATTCCTACCTACGGAATGCACATCCACACCTATCCAGCGCAGATAACACTCCTCACGTATTCTGTGGTCCAGCTACAATCAGTCATCGCCTAAACATGACTACCATTCAGCGATATAAAGAATTCTATCGCAGAAAAGCCATCCGATGGCCCCTTGACAGCGGCATTCACATGAGCTATAAAGGCCGTCCAGTCCCTGATTTTATTCAGGATCTTATTCTTCCTTCTTGCAGGTAACTCCACGGAATTGTTATGGCAACCATAGATACTAACCACCTTAATTCCCTTCTCCAAAAACTTCGTGAAAAGCGTGCAGCAACCAACCCACCTGCACCCGTATCCACTCCTACGCCAATTCATGCAACCATCACAACATCCATTGCACAAGATCGCATTCTTGAGGCATCACAGATCTATGATCGTTATGGCAATCTAATCACTCTAAATGCTAAGCAGCTTGAATTTGTAAACCTTGCAGCAGCAGGAAAGGATTGTGTACTAATTGGTGCAGCGGGTACTGGTAAAACAACCTGCCAGAAAGCTGTCACGCAAGCACTCATTTCATCCGGACATGCAGGAACCCTCTCCGCTGCAGGGCACAAACATTTATCATCCGGTACTCCAGGAATTGTAATCTGTGCATACACACGGCGCGCAGTAGCAAACATTCGTCGCAATGTATCCACTGAACTGCAGGGTAATTGCATCACAATCCACAAACTCCTTGAATATCAACCTGTCTATTACGAAGTAACTGATCCAGAGACAGGTAAGGATCGCACAACCATGCGATTTGAAGCCACCCGCACTGCTGCCAATCCTCTTCCACCATCAATCAAGACAATCATCTTTGAAGAAGCTTCAATGATTGGAACTGATCTTCATCAAGAGGTTATCAATGCTTGTCCGCATTCCCCTCAAATCATTTACCTTGGAGATATACAGCAACTCCCTCCTGTATTTGGTCCGGCGATTCTCGGTTTCAAACTTCTCTCACTTCCTGTGGTTGAACTCACCGAAGTTTACCGTCAAGCTCTTGAGAGTCCGATTATTGCACTGGCGCATCGTGTTCTCAGTGGAAAGCCGATTCCTGGAACTGAATATCCTGAATGGAAAAAACCAGGAAAGCTAACCATCCATCCCTGGAAGAAACGTATTAGTGACCTAGATGCACTGATGACTCTTGGATCTTTCTTCAGCACAGCATACAATGCAGGAGCATACTCCCCCGAAGAAGATATCATCCTTATTCCATACAATAAAGCATGCGGAACTGATGAACTGAACAAGCTAATTGCCAATCACATTGCACGCAAACATGGCCGTACTACGTATCAAATCGTCGCAGGATTTAATCGTCTTTACCTATCCGAAGGAGAGAAAGTTCTATATGAGAAGGAGGACGCAACAATTCTACGAATTGAGAAAAATCCTGCGTACTTCGGAGCACAGCCAATACCTGAATCTGCCACACTCGATTACTGGGGATACGATTCTGCAAATGACATTCCTAAGAGCGGCACAGAAAAGCAGATCCAAGCAGCGACAGATGACGAAGCGGATTTTCTGCTTGCACAAGTAGCACTATCTGCCGACAAGGAAGATCGT